CTCTGTTGGTACTTTACCGTATAGCCCAGAAATTTCTCAATTCACCTATTTTAAAAACCGTTCAGCCACTTGAAGTTCCACTGAAGCGGGAAGTGTATTGTGACGCCGAGATATATCGAATTATTATAAGACTGAAATATGAATTATATGCTTTAAAAGTTTTCATAGGCCGATATCACGATGGAGGGATATTTGCAAATGGTTTGAGAATGAAAAAATTTACAATAACGCATGAGACTGCCGGTGGGGGTGATAAGCCTATGATGGATATTTTTGTAGGAACGATGAATTCCAGATATTGCATAGCTTTTGAGGGATTAATCGCACAGGAAATATTTTGCGTGTCAGATATTGAAGATTGTGTTGATTTGAATTTACGTGATGATATGAGGAAATATGGTTTCAAAGCCTTATATTTGTTCCTGATTAGGCAGAGGAATGGTATTGAGGAAGGATTTCTTGGTATTGGTTTTAGAGAAACTACTGTGCTGTCGGAAGAACAGCGTGATGTTGTCCGAGAACAGATAGGACATATATTGGATTTAATAAATTTGAGAGAGATGTAATATGGAAGGTGATACTTCAAATAGTGGGGGTTATAAATGCTGCATTGGTATTTGTTCTACTCCTGGTGTTTCTATGGGTAGTATTTGATGAGGAGGGTATTGAAAAATGGTTAAAGAAAGGTAAACATGATGAGAATGCCAAATAATAAGGGGGAAAAGAAGGAGAGTGGTTTAAATGCATCACGCCTTCATGTGCTTTCCGAACTTGTGTCAAGAGCCGCATTGGCAGCCAGAATGGGTTACCAATATGGTATGGATAGGAATTTGTATCGGGCATTAGGATATCCTGAAACTGAGATTACGTTTGCCGAGTTTCTTGGTCGTTACTTACGTCAGGATGTGGCTAAAGCAGTTATTGACCGTCCGGTGAAGGCTACATGGCAAGGTCCACTGGAGATTTTGGAATCTGGTGAGAAGGAGGATACTCCACTTGAAAAGGCGTGGAGGGAGCTTGATAAGAAATTGGGATTGAAAACAAAGTTTGCAAGATGTGACAGGTTGACAGGTTTAGGAAAATATGGTGTTATATTGCTTGGATTGAGTGATGTGTCTCGCCAGGAGGATTTTATCAATCCTGTGCGTGGTGGCAAATTATCCTTGAATTATGTCAAACCTTTTGGTAGTGAGTCTGCAAAAATATCTAAATTTGTTTCGGATACCAAAAATCCAAGATATGGATTACCTGAGATATATGATATAACAGTTCATGATGTTTACTCCAATGTAAGCAGCGTAATCAAGGTGCATCATTCACGAGTGATTCATGTGGTGGAAGACCCTCTGGAAAGTGAGATTTATGGCATTCCAAGGCTTGAGGCTATTTATAATAGGTTGATGGACCTTGAGAAGGTTGTAGGTGGTGATGCAGAAATGTTTTGGCGTGGTGCCCGTCCTGGTTATCAAGGTAAGGTGGATAAGGATTATCAAATGACACGGGAAGCGGAGGAGGAACTGAAAGACCAGATAGATGAATTTGAGCATAACCTGAGGAGGTTTTTGGTTAATGAGGGTATTGAGATATCCGCATTGGAGCAGCAGATTGCTGACCCCTCTTCTCATGTTGATTCAATATTGAAAATGATTTCTGCCGTAACGTCCATTCCAATAAGGATACTTGTTGGTAGTGAACGTGGGGAGTTGGCGAGTTCACAGGACTGGATACAGTGGCTTTCATATATACAGTCCAGAAGAGAGGAGTTTGCTGAGGTGGCAATAGTGAGACCATTTGTTGATAAATGTATTGAATATGGAGTGTTACCCAAACCTGTTACAGGAACATATACGGTTAAGTGGGCTGACCCGTATGCTCAGAGTGAGATGGCTCGTGTGGAGATAGGTATGAAGCGTGCTGGTGCAATACGTGAATATACTTATAATATAAGTGAACAGGATGTTGTTCCTGTTGATGCATTCCTTGAGTTCTGCCTTGGATTTACGCAGGACCAGATTGAGCTTATACATCAGATGCGTGAAAAGGAGGTGAATGAGGAGCGTATTGAAGCACCAACTGAAGAGGAAGTTGAATTATTGAGTAAGATAAGTGGAAACGGTAAAGATTAGTACATATCAAAGTGTTTCAAGGTATGACCCTACTCACACCACAAGGTTAAGGAATGCCTTTGCCCGTGAGGTGAAGAGAAGGTTTGCCGTGTTGAAGAATGTCATTGTAAGGAGTATTGTGGACAATGACTGCTTTGGGTTATCCAAGGAGCAGATTCAGTTGCATGCACAAATGCCTGCCGGTTGGAGAGCCTTTGCTTTTACCCGTGATGAGCAGAAAATCAACGAGTTTATAAAGTGGCTTGAAAAACAGATACAGGATGGGATTTTAACAGTTAGGGACTTGGAAGAGGCAGTGAGGATGGGAAATACAATTTGGTTTAATAAATTTGTCGTTGATACCTATAAAAGAGGATTATTGAGAGCAAAGTTGGAGTTAAGAAGAGCAGGATATAAAATACCAGAGGAGGAATGGAGAACGATAGAAGCTACATTGATGAATGCTCCTATACACGTGGGGACATTGGCTTTTATATATACACGTGTGTATTCGGAGCTGAAAGGTATTACAAGCCAGATGAGTACTCAAATCAGTCAAGTTCTTGCACAGGGTTTGGCGGATGGGGATGGACCTCGTCTACTTGCCCGGAAGCTGGTGGCTGCGATAGATGGTACCGGCATGGGCACATTGGGAATTACAGATACTCTGGGGAGATTTATCCCCGCAGAAAGGAGAGCGTTGATGTTGGCGAGGACTGAACTGATAAGGGCTCATCATTTGGCTATGGTTAATACCTATCGTGCATGGGGAATAGAGGGAGTTAAGATTATGGCGGAATGGTTAACCGCTGGGGATGATAGAGTGTGTGATAGATGTGGTAAATTGGAAGGTAAAACCTTCACCTTGGATGAGGCGGAAAGTATGATTCCACTTCATCCGAATTGTAGGTGTATTATATTACCTGTAATAGTTGAAGACTAAAAAGAGGAGGAGATAAAAATGCCTTGGACTGTGGAAGATGTGGACCGCCACAAGAAAGGACTCACCGAAAAACAGAAGAGACAATGGGTACGCATTGCCAATTCTGTTCTCAAGCGTTGTATGGAGAAAGGTGGGTCGGAGGAGGAATGCGCCGCCAGTGCCATTAGACAGGCTAATGGTGTGGTGGGAAATTCTGCCAGACATTATGCCTATCAGAGGAGCAAGCAGGGGGATTATGATTTGAGGTTTACCGTGCATCAAGGAGAGGCTACCATTATTGTTCCCGTGGTGATGATGGTTGAAGGAGTGCATCATGGGAGTTATGGACCATTATTGCATAGGATAGAGGACCTTGGCAGATTTCCTGAATCATGGAATGGCATTCCTGTCGTAATCAATCATCCTCAGGAGGATGGAACATACATATCTGCCAATTATCCTGATGTGGTGGATAAGCAGGTGGTTGGTAGGGTGTATAATACCACCGTTGAAGGCAAGAAGCTGAAGGCGGAGGTATGGTTGAATGAAAATAAATTGAGTGAGGTGGCTCCAGAAATACTTGAAAGAATTTATGCAGGTGAAATATTGGAAGTCAGTGTTGGAGTTTATGTGGACGAAGAGGAGGTGGAAGGGGATTACAATGGAGAGAGTTACAAAGCCATTGCCAGGAATCATAGACCTGACCACCTTGCAATTCTTTCAGGTTGCGTAGGAGCTTGCTCCGTTGCGGATGGATGTGGATTAGGAGTCAATCAAAATAGTGAGGATATGGATGCGAATGAACAGGTGAGTGCAATGGAGAAGAAACGCAAAGAACTCGGCATGAGCGTTGAAGAGTTCTATGCAATACCGCGTGACCCTCCGAGTGAGAGCAAGTTGCCCATCTTCGATGAGGCTCACGTCAGAAATGCGATGGCAAGATTTAACCAGATAAAAGGTGTCAGTGCAGAAGAGAGGGCTAAGGCAAGGAGAAAGATAATTGCCAGAGCCAAACATTTTGGCATAGACACGACTGGTTTTGAGGAGGCGACTGCTAACCAGTCAGCTGAAGGCGGGTCAGTTGAAAATGTGGTTGGCGTGGTCACTCATGTTTTAGAAAAATTAGGTTTAATTAAAGTTAAAAATGGAGGAGACAGTAAAATGAACGAGAACAAAAAAGGAAAGATTGATGCTCTGATTGCCAACAGCAATGGACGTTGGACAGAGTGTGACAGACCTTTCCTTGAAGGACTGAGTGAGGAGCTCCTTGACAAGCTGACTCCAATAGTCATTGAAAAGGAGAAGGTCGTGGAGGTCAACGTTCTCTCCGAGGAAGATAAGGCTCTTCTTGAGAATTATAAGAAGGAGCTGAAAGCCAGGAGAGATGAGATGATTCGTGAAATTCAGGCTAATACTTCAAAAGAACAGTGGCCTGATGAGATTTTGAGTGCCATGAATGATGAGCTTCTGAAGAGGCTTCATGGTTCGGTTGTTAAGGAGAAAGTGGTTGATTATTCACCATTAGGTGGAGGAGCAATACAGACAAATGTCAGTGATTTTGAACCACTGTATCCTGTAGGAGTTGAAAACAAATAAAAAAGAGGAGGATAGAAGAGATGGCTTACAACACAGTTAAAATTACGAAGTACTCGGATGTCATTGTGGAGTACGAGGCATACGAGGCAATATATCCAGGTATGCTGGTAGAACTACGCCCTGGATATAGTACTATCAGGAAACATGCCACAGCTGGAGGGAATGCAATTCCCATGATTGCTCTTGAGGATGAGCTTCAAGGTGGTGGGCTAACTGATGCCTATTCCGCCGGTGACAAGGTTCAGGTGTGGATTCCTGGTCGTGGTGATATTGGTTATGTTCAGCTGGCAGATGAGCAGAATGTAGCCATTGGTGATTTTCTTGAAAGTAATGGTGATGGTTACTTCAGAAAACACGTGGCTCAGGAGGCTTCCGAGGGTTCGGCAGCTGCCGAGGTTTCCATCAAACCGCTGAGAATTGTTGCCCAGGCACTT